GCAGTCAACAAGACATGGACAACATGGCGAAGCAATTTGTGGCAGCGATCTCCAAGCCCCAGCTTCTCAGTGCGGTGAGGAGTAGCTGATGCCTGACCCTCAGCAGAAGCCTGGTGACTCGGCGTTCGCCGTGGCTCAACAGCAACTGGGCAAGCCCTACGTCTACGGGGCCACCGGCCCTGACTCCTTCGACTGCTCGGGCTTGCAGCAGTACGCCTACCTACACGGGCCTGGGTTCGACATCGGACGTGACACCAACGCCCAGTGGAACAATCAGACCAACCTGACCACGGTCTTCGATCCCATCAACCCTGTGCCTAATCAGGTAGCGGACGTGAACCAGTTCCAGGTGGAGGTGGGCGATCTCGTCCTCTACTTCCAGCCAGGGAACAGCGGTGAGAATGCTCACGTCAGGATGTGCGCTGGAGGCGGGAAGATGATCGAGGCTCCCTACACCGGCCAGGTGGTCAGGATGGTCGACCTGGATTTGGTGGGTGACTCCAGGGAACCATTCAGAGGGATCAAGCGGCCTACGGGTGGAGGAAGCTCAGGAGGGGCATCCGGTAGCGCCGGGGGAGGAGGTGGGGGTAGCTCCGACACCAGCAAGGGTTCCGGCCAGCAGGGTGGTCCCGCTGTCGGCAAGCTCATCGACCCTAAATCTGACGAGGCTAAGAACCTCGCTATCGATGACCTCCCTGACCCTCGCAACAACCTGCCCTTCTCGACGGCCTTCATGGGGACCGGAGGGCTGAGCTTCTACACTCCTGGTACCACCAAGGGCGTCGCAGTCAACATGCAGTTGATACGTGGGGGCATGGTGGAACTCCTGGCGAACACAGGTGATACCAGCAGTACCGATCCCACCTCGGTCAAGCTGTCGCCTCGTAAGGGTGGACAGTTCGCCTGCTACTTCATGCTGAACCCGTCGTCCATCACTACCGACTGCGCCATGAATGTCGATGTAGCGGCCCCTTCCCAGGTTGACCCTACGGCTATGCAACAGGGTGCGTACTGGGTGCAGAACCAAACGATCAGCTTTAGCCTGGTCTTCAATCGGATGTACGAGGTCTGGCAGGGCGGTGTCAAGGGACCGAACGGCGGGCCTGGCCCCTCGGACATCGGGTGTCGCTGGGACATCAGGGCCATCGAGCGGCTCATGGGGATATACGACGCCAAGGCTGATTATCCCGGCACGAATAAATCGCAGAAGATGTCGGGCCAGACTGGGTTGGGTACCTACGGAGCGGGTGACCGGCCACCTCAGGGCCTGTCCCTCCAGTGCGTGTTCGGTGGAGCGAACTCCATCCAGTTCCAGGGCATGATCGCTGGCTTCGATTACACCTACACCATGTTCGACCACAACATGGTGCCTATCGAGGCCCAGTGTGACATCCAGATCATGCGGATGTACCTGCCCAACCTCTCCAGTGCGGACATCGTCAACCCACTGATCACTCAGATGGGGCAGAGCGGCCAGATCACCTTCCCACAGGCTCCAGGTGCCACCTTCAACAACGGTGTGGTCAGGACCAAGGGTCAGGCGGGTGGCATCGCCAAGGCAGGGATCTGGCTGTAATGGGCTTCACTACCGGCTCTCGCTACATGGGTCAGCCCATCATGTCGGTGACTGATGCCCACGGTGACTTGAATGCCACCGTCTACGGAGGACCACCCGTTGGTATCCCTGCTTCCTTCTACTACTACACGGTGGTGCAGGGCGACCGTATGGACACCATCGCCAACAAGGTCTATGGCGACCCTACCTTTTGGTGGAAGATCGCCAACGCCAATCCAGAGGTCTTCTATCCAGAGATGCTGTCGACTGGCTCGATCATCAGGATCCCGGCATGACCATTGCCTCGGGGGCATACCCCGTCTTCGACCCAGGAGGGCTTAGGAGACAGAAGCAAGTCAACGCTGTCAAGGTGATGATGACAGAGGGCATGCATGACACGGCCATCATCACCCTGCGTTCTGAGGCCCTCGACGTACCGGAGCTACAGCCTGGCACTCCGGTCAAGATGCAGTACGGGTGGCTCGGCATCGATATGGACTGGTTTTATGGCTATGTCGACCATGTGGAGACCCACTACGACTACTCCATCCCTGACGCCAGCACCTATGAGGATGTGGTGTGCCTGGGGGCCAGCTACACCATGAAGGATCCTTACGTAGGAGCCTGGACGCATGCCCAAGCCTCTGGCCTAGTCAGGAACGTCGCCAACAAGTACTTCCTATCGACGGTGGTGGAGGATGATGACACATACTGGCCCCGCATAACTGCGCCAGGTGACTCGGCCTGGTGCTTCCTGGTCAACCTCGCCAAGATGACCGGCTACAGCCTGGCCTGTAATCAGACCAACCTCCGCTTCAACTCGGTGGACCTGGGCCTGCGCCGGTATGGCCCTGGCATGCCAGTGTTCAAGAGCCGCAAAGTCGCTCCCAACTTCCTCGATCAGAGCATCACCCGGTTCCAGACCATCCAGGGCGAGGCTCTGCCGATCTCGGGTGGCACCAAGGCCCTGCGTCAGATCAGTGGTGTGGACTCTCGCAGTGGGCAGATCGTGAACGCTATCAACGACGGCCAGAACCTCCCCAGTCAACTGGGGCAGACCACGGTGTACCCCTTCTTCGGTCAGCAGATTTCCGATCAGGTGGTGGTCAGCCAGGCTCATGCCAACGACATCTTGAACGGCATGGCCCAGCGCAATCGTTTCACCTACCAGGCCACGGCCACCCTGAGCGGACTCACCTCGGTTAGGCAGGGCACGCCCCTCATCATCAAGGGCATCGACTCCAACCAGGACGGTGCGTGGTGGGTCATGGAGGTCACCCACAAGATCGTGTCGCAGGGCTACAGCATGGACGTGATGCTGGGCTGCGACTCACTGGGTGACAGTGGCGTGCGCCCAGTCCAGACAACGAAGGCGGCTTACACACCGCAGAATCCCTTTGCCTACACCATTGCCAACGTCCCCGAAACCAAGCTGATCAATAACCGCTGGCGAGCAGCCCATCAATCCAATGTCGATATCTGCTAGCCCTCCGAAGTCGACGTACGCCGGGGTCTATGCGGCCCAGGTGTATGCCAACAACGATCCGCAGAAGCAGTACCGGATCCAGATGTACATCCCGCAGATCTTCGGGGAACTGCCGGTCAAGATTTGGTCTCCTTGCCTCTCCCAGGTGACCGCAGTACCCAAGGTGGGCACCTCGGTGTGGTGCCTCTTCCAAGGTGGTGACCCCTCCTTCCCCACCTACCTGCCACAGACGGCGGGAAGTGGAGGGGCAGCAGGCCCCACTGGTCCCACTGGGGCGACGGGGGCGCAGGGGCCTCCTGGTTCAGCCGGATCCGCAGGCCCCACCGGACCCACCGGTCCAGCAGGAATCCCAGGACCAACAGGGCCTTCGGGTGGACCTGTTGGTCCCACGGGTGCGACGGGGCCAGCCGGTCCTACCGGAGCCACGGGCGTCCCCGGTACTCAGGGCATCCCTGGAGTGACTGGCTCAACTGGCCCTACAGGGGCGACTGGGGCCACAGGAGCCTTCGGTGGACCCACGGGTCCGACTGGCCCCACCGGGCTACCTGGCGCACCTGGGGCCTCCTACGTGCAGAGGATCGTAGGGCCGGTGGCGGGCCAGACCTACACGGTCATCCATAACCTGAACAACCTCCATCCCCTGGTGCAGTTGTGGAACGCCGTCACTGGTGGCTTCCTCACATCTGAGGTTGTCATCATTGACATCAACACCATCACGGTCACCTTCTACAGCACTCCACCCAACGATGTGAACGTGGTGGTAGCTGTCGGGACCGGCGCACCAGGAGCTACTGGACCGGCTGGCCCTGCTGGTCCCGCTGGTGCTACTGGTCCCACCGGTCCTGCTGGATTGAACGGAGCGACCGGTCCTACTGGGCCGACAGGTGCGGCCTCTACCGTGCCCGGTCCCACCGGACCAACAGGGCCTACGGGGGCCACAGGTGCCACGGGAGCAGCGTCCACAGTGCCAGGTCCGACCGGTGTCACTGGACCGACTGGTCCGACTGGACCGCTGGGTGGACCCACTGGACCGACCGGTGTCACGGGGCCTACAGGCCCCACAGGGGCGACGGGTGTTGGGCAAGGCACTACTGGCCCGACCGGTCCTACGGGGGCTACTGGGCCAACTGGAGCCGCCTCATCGGTACCTGGACCTACCGGTCCTGCTGGTCCCACAGGGGCTGGTGTCACCGGCCCCACTGGGCCGACTGGTGCTGCCTCGACGGTGCCTGGACCCACCGGTCCTACAGGACCGGCAGGAGCTATGGGTCCGACAGGAGCGACTGGAGCAACGGGTGCTGCCTCCACTATCCCTGGTCCCATTGGCCCTACCGGTCCAGCCGGTATCGCCTTTAGTCAAGTCATCACCAGCCCGACCGTGGCTGGCTCTCCGTACTACATCACCCACAACCTGAACTCCACTGCTCCCATCGTGCAGCTATGGGATGTCACTAACGGCCAGCTTCTTGATGCTGAGATCGCCATAGTCAGTGCCAACACCGTCAGTGTCACCTTCACCTGGAACCCTCCTCACAACGTGAACGTGGTGGTGGGTGCTGGGGTGGGCGCAGGAGGAGGGACTGGTGCGGCGCAGACCCTGGGCTA